GACCCGCAGGTACAGGAGTTCTTAGACCGTAACAACCTCGCCCAGACGTGGCTCTCCTTAGTCCTCGACCAGGAACTCTTTGGCATTTCCTTCCCTGAGCTGCTGCTGAATCAGCACGAGCTCGACAAAGACGGCAAGGAGGTATCTACAAAGGTTTGGCAACCCAAGGTTACGGGTATCGCCCACCGCTCCTGTCACACTACCCGCATGGAGCGCATGGATGACTATGGTAAGATCAACTTCGTGTATTGCTCAAACCGCTGGCTCGATAAGTATTTCATCGAACAGGGTGCTGAGAATAATGCTCCCGTCAATGCCGTGCCGTCGCTCTACATGCCGTCACCATTGGCCGACCTGGAGGATAAGGTACGCGAGGCCCGTCTGAAGAATGTCAGCGTCAACAAACGCCCTACCCGCTTCGTACTACCTACTGTCTATCCCACCGCTGGCCGTCCCTATTACCCGACCCCAGCCTGGTACTCCATCTTTGGTGGCGACATCTACGAGTATATCACTACGATATTCTCCGACCGCCTCTCGCGCAAGCGTAACAGCAATGTCATCGGGCGCGTGATCTACCTGAATAACGATTACATGCAACAGTTGTTTATCCAGGCCAAGGCACAGTCTGATGCCAAGAAACAGGCTGAAATCCGCGACAAACTCTATACGCAGATCAACCAGTGGCTCGCCAATCGCAACAATGCCGGACAGTCGCTGTTGGCCTTCACCTTCACGGGCAACGATCAGAAGGAGCATAAGAGCTTTGAGATTGTGGAGATAGAAGCCAACTCGAAGGATGCCGTAGCAGCCAACGAAAAAGAGACTGCCGAGCTCTCCAGTGTGGTATTCATGGCTCTCGGTCTTGATGCCCGTCTGCTTGGTTCGTCGCCCCTCTCACTGGTAGGCTCCAATGGTGGTACCGACATCCGCGAACGTTTCCTGCTGCGCCAGATACTCAAATCGCCGCAGTTGAATATCATGCTCAAACCTCTCGAAGTGCTCTCCCGCTTCAACCAGTGGGATCGTCACCTCGTTTGGCAGGTGCAGCGCGAGGCGATGACCACCCTCGACCGCTCTAAGACCGGTGTCACCACCGATAATCCGAATGAACAAAAGTCGTAATAACGATATAACGCAATACCGACATGGCACAAGGTTTACTCATACAAGGCGCATCGCCGCTCGTAGGCTCACCCATCACCTATAAGGTGCAGGCCGCTGTCATCAGTGGCGAGTGTGCTTTCCACCGTGTAAAACTCACGGTGACGTGCTTCCTCGAAGGTGTTGACCTTGCAAGTCAGGCGCTCACGCTTGCTTCACCTGCTGAGAGTGGCGAAATCCTGTACTTCGACATCAGCAGCGCCCTCCGTGCCGTGGCCGATAAGTATGAGTACACCGTCACGCCTCCTGCCTCCTACCCCCGCATCGGTTACACCCTCTCTGCCTGCGACGAATACATGCAGAATGGTGAGGTACACGACAATGTGGGCGTGGTCACGCTCTCTACGACGCAGTATTGCATCATGGGCGCTTATACCGACCTGGAGCGACTTCTCAGTTCTGGCAGTAAACTCGCCCAGCACTTCTCTCGCAAGCCTTCTACACAACCCGAAGTGGTGATGGTGGGTGAATCTATGGTTTGCCCACTGTCATTCGCTTCACCCGTCAGCAGCGGCAATGTCACAGTCGGGCCAACCTCACAAGTAGTCAATATAACCACCGCCGGACTCCAGACCGTCAATGGTCGTCAGGTCTATGCCGTGGCTGCCGGACAGACCGACCGCTATCAGTTCCGCTTTGTCAACGGTCTGGGCTGTCTCGAATCCGTCAGTGTGCGCTCCATGCGTGAGACTGAAATGAACGTCACCCAGGAGCAGTACATCCGTTCCATTCAGGAAACCTTCGGTCAGTTCTCGCGTGGCCTGGTCACTAAGAAGAATGACTATGAGACGTGGAAACTCACTTCCGGCCCGCTCGACGAAGCGTGGGCTGCGTGGTTCATGCACGAGTTCCTGATGGCGAAGTTCGCCTGGATAATGATTGCCGGTCACTGGATCCCCTGCCACATCGTACCCGAAGATACGGTCAAAGGGCCCGACCGCACCAATGCCTCGCTCATCGAAATCGAGTTTTCCGTCCGTCTCGACATCAACGGCTCGCCACTGTCCTCGTTAGCGGTTTAGTATGTTGCTGTTCCACAGTGACCATCAATGAATTAATGATTTAATGAAATAATGAAACAATGAACAGTATCTTTACTTTCTTCCAGAACTTCTTCAGTTCCATCCCTCGCTGGATTGCCATGGGATTGGGGATCGTCTGGGCGTGGATGGAACCGACGCTCCCCTACGCCCTTATGTGTGTGTTTGCCGTCATCGTCGATTGTCTCACGGCATGGCGCTTAAACCGTCGCATCCGTCGCACGGTGCCCGAAGGTGGCGCTGATGGTAAACTGAAAAGTGCCCACATGTTCAAGATGATTTCTGACCTGGCGGTTGTCTGGCTCTGTATTCTGTTGGCACAAGGTGTCGATAACCACCTCTTAGGCCATTTCGGAGGGTTACACCTTGGTCAGTACATAGCAGCTATCTTCGTGCTCTGTACCTTCGTCTCGATTCTTGAAAACGAGTCATCGTGCAACACATCCACATGGGCGCGTGTCGTACAGAAAATCGTATGCTCAAAGGTAGAGCGCCACATCGATATGCGACCAGGCGAACTTGAAGAGATTCTGAAGGGCAAGGAGGCCGAAAAGAAGCCTCGCCGTCCCCGCAAGCCGAAGGCCCCAATGCCTCCTATGGAGCCACCTATGGATATGGAATAGTGTTAAGCATGTTGCTATGCCACAGCAACCCAAACCGTATCAGATATGAAAGCAAACCTGAGTGTAATTCTTGAACGATGGGCCGAGCTCTACGATGCCATCGGTCACAATCGCAAGTCAAAGGATGGTAAGAAGGAGAAAGCCTTCTACCTTATTCGTGCCATCAATGAGGACAATGAGTTTGTGCGCAACCAGAACACTGCTAAGTCGCCCTGCGTGGCTTACAGCATCCTGATTGATGCAGAGGGCACCAACAATCTCGTGGTCAATTACGAGCACACCATCTACTTCCTGATGCGCTCCAAGCAGACCTCCCTCGCCAAGAGCGCCCGTCAGGATGACGAGCAGTTTATGAATGTGCAGATGGCGATGGATGAGTTCGTGCAGGATCTTCTCGCCTACCTCGCCCGACTGAAGCATACTGGCAAATGTCCCATCACGGGTCAGACCTACGATGCTGCCACCATGCAGGCCCTCGCTGGCCTCCAGTTGGATAAGGCCAACTGGCTCAGTCTCGCCACGAAGTACAGCGGTTGGAATGTCCTGGCACTCGCCATTGAGCAGAACCAGCCCCGCAATCTCAACTGCATCAACACCGACCAATACACCGTACCCACCGCCGAGCCTGCCACCCCACAACAGCCCTCTGACTCTGGTACCGACCCCAATACCGGTACCGATGCTGGAAACCCATAGTTGTTGTTCACAACTATATGCGGATTGACACCAACCCCGCTCTCGAACCACCAACGTTCCTGAGCGGGGTTTTTATCCCCTTTTTCGTCAAATTTTTCGCCTTTTACTAAAATTCTTTCGCTTTTTCTTGCAAATATCGCAAATTATTCTTATCTTTGCCCCCGAAATTCAAATATTTATTTATTCCCGATTATGGCAAAGACAAAGTTATCAACAAAGGATAAGGAGTTTACACCTGCCTGGTACATTGCAAAGCGTGTGCTCCGTGCCTATGGTTTCAGTTACGAGCGTCTGGCAGAGCTGCTGGAGTGCTCCGTTACCTCTATTCACGATATGGTCAACTATACGCCCAACGTCTATCGTGTCTATCAGCTCTCTGTCGCTACTGGCATCCCCTTCACTGACTTCTTCGATCTCGAATTGATGAAGCAAAGCAGTACGAACCATGGTGACAGTCTCAATGATGGTTCAAAGGCCCCCGTGATTTCCGATGATGGAAACATTATCTTCCATTGTCCTGACTGTGGCGCAAAACTCAAAGTCACACAACTACCAGATGATTAATCCATTAATTCATAAATTCATAAAACTATGAAACGATTATTTTTATTCTCTGCAATGGCTATTGCCATGTTGTTTGCATCCTGTTCAAAGGATGATGATAAGCAGGAAACTCCCTCTGCCTACATCACCGAACAGCAACTGATTGGTACGTGGAAGTCAGAACTTGATACCTACGATGCCACCTACTATTTTTCTTCGCCTTCAAGGGTTCGTCTGGTGCATGATTACGATTACTATGGTCAGCCCATGCACGATGATCAATCCGGTTCGTTCTACCTTCAACATGCCGATGAACACTTGTTAGGCATCCTTTTCTGGGAAGGTCAGGCCGTTGCCAATGGCGCATCAAAGGCTAACTATCGAAAGTTTGAATGGTTGAACAGCGATAAGACACGATTCAGTCTGGATGGTACGGCGTTCAAAAAGCAATAATTATTATTCCCCACCTGTTCAGGAAGTAACTCCAGAGCAGTTAGAAGCTGCTGTGAAGGCTTGCGAGGATCGTCGCAAGGCCGAGGAACAGAAGGTATGGGAAAAGAAAATGGAGGAAAGAGAGGCGCAATGGGCCTCTCTCCCCTCTGTAAAGTCTGTTGCTGTGCCACAGCAACCCGATACTGAGCCAGAGCCCATACCCCTTTGGAAAAACATTCTTGTCTCGCTCCTTGCGATTATACTCTTGCTTTTCTATGTTTGTTCTGGTATTGGCCTTCTGATGCTTATATTCTCCTCTGCATCCCGTCGCTCATTGTTCTGGGCTGGTTGGATTCTTTTTAAACGTCGTTAGTGTGCAAAGAATCGCATGCCGTCGATCTCGATTACGAGGATATCATACACCCATCGGAATTGGTTCGATTCTAAGAACTGCACCATGCGCATACCTTTACGACGGTCAACCTTCAGACATATACAGTTACCACGCTCCAAACGTCCGCTCTTGGTGACATACACAATGTGGAATGGTACTCGCTGCAACTCCTTCGCCCCCAGCGGAGGATTGTAGCCCGTCGTCAGCAGGCCCGTAGTTTTATCACGCCACTGGAATTTCTCGGTGTAGTTTCTGATGTGTTGATACGATGTAGATGGCTGTTTTGTTGGCATACGCTTATACGTTTAGGTCGATGGCCTTCATGCCGGAGAAAGTCTTATAGACCACAGCCTGCACCTCACGGCCATAGAAGTCCTGGAGATAGTTGGTCATACGTGCCTCGATGTGCCGAGCCTCACGCATAATTGATGGACGGTGCTGGTCGCCACCGCGAGAGTCCCAGATGGCCACGTAGCGTTTGTTATGCTTCGCCTTACGTTGGCGCTGGATGGTCTCAATCTTCTTACCACCCGCAGTACCCATATCCACGAAACGCAGGTGATCAAGGAACTCGATGCGGATGGTCTCGTTGCCTTCAGCAGCCGACATCACCTCATACTGAAACGAGTTGATACCCTGTCCCGTAGCGTACCAGTCGCCTGATCCTGCCATCGCTTTCATTCTGCGACGCTCATTCACTTGCTTATAGCCAGGGTAAATCTCGTAGGGGTAGATGTGCTGCGTCCTGAAGTCACTCTCCAGCTGCTGCACGGCCTGCCGAGCAAACGACCTTAGCACTACGTTTATCGGTCTGCGAGGTTTGTCTAACTGTACTGCCATAATTCTATCTTTTATTGTCGCTACAAAGTTACGCATTTTGCCCCCGTACCATGTGACTTTTCCCCACTGCGTCGAACGAAGTCACATCTGCGTCGAACGAAGTCATTTCTGCGTCGAACGAAATGTCAGTTTTGTCGCACGAAGTTCCTTTTTGATGTTTATCGGTTCTTTGAAAAAATCAATTTTTTCTTTTCTCCGTTCCAAATTTGATTTATATCAATAAAATTCCGCTCTTTCCGCGAGGTTCTTTTGCGTCACCCTGCCGAAAATTGTGTGTAACTTTCTGATAATCAGAGGAACCATACGAAAAAAAACACCCCTATCTCACGCGAGACCCGCCGCCACAGTGGTTGCGCCTCCCCTCCCCCGTCCCCCTGGATCGGGTGCAAATATGCCGCCGGTGGGCTCCGGCGCTGATGGGGTGCCCATTGGTGGCGGTGGTGGTCGCTTTGGTGGTGGTTTGGTGTCAGATCAAGCGCCGAGAGACCGAGAGCGAGCGCGAGCGGTGGCGGTGGCTCTGATTGTGTCAGCGGTGGCGGTGGTGGTGTCAGCGGTTCCGGTTCTGGTGGTCGCTTTGGTGGTGTCCTGGTTTCGCTCGTGGTGTCGAGCTGCTGACAAATTGCAACCGCTTTCGCTTTGTTTGGTTTGGTGTAATCTGATATAATATAATAATGTGTAAGGCTCAAAAAGTATTGTTTTTGTCAAAAAACGCGAAAACTTTCGCTTTTTCTTGAAAATTTTTCTTATTTTCTTTTGTAGTTTCAAATATAATGCTTACCTTTGCAGCAGATAATTAAAGTTAAACCGAGCGCAACCGCTCACAAAACATTTGAAAATATGATTAATTCAGCGCTTTTCTTTTCGCTCATGGAAGTAGCAACCGCAAACCCTGAAGGCTTCACAGTTGATGCAAACACATTGCAACCAATTACAAAGGGTTACGCCGTCGCAGTCGCAGAAACTCAAAACAGCTTTGGCGGTTATGGTCTTTTAAAGGTGATGCAATACCAACAGAGCAACCCCGCAAAGGTGCAAGCCTTTGGCGGTTGGCTTGACACAAAGAGCAACCAATTTTATTTTGATGCCACAATCATTTGCAGCGATTTAGAGACCGCCAAAGAGCTTGGCCGCCGTAATAATCAGCTCGCGATCTTCGACCTTGAAAACTTGGAAGAAATCAGGCTTTAAAGCCTGGTTTCATCCTCTCGAATATTTACCCAGATTATGAACTATTAAAAAAATAAAGTTATGGTAAAACAGGCAATTAAAAACGGTACTTTATTACGTTGTGATATTCCCAGCATGAACGGCAAAATTTATCAGGTAGTAAAATTTGATACGCTCGTTTTCCTGGTGTCTCTCAATAGAATAGCCGAAGGAGTGGAAACGCTCGACATTTGCGACTATTGGCGCGTAACTGGTAAGTATTTACGCGAAAACTTTACAGTAGTAAACGCCTAATTATAGCCCCTTAGAATATCCACTAATTTTTAAATATTTCGAATTATGAATACTTACGCCCGCATTTATCGCTCAGAGCTTCAGGAGCTCACCACAGCGCCCCGCGCTTATCGTCTCGCCCTTCGTCTGGCTCTGACTGTTGCCGCATTCGTTGACCGCTACCCCCGCGCTACTTCCGCAATATTGGCCGGTTTCTCTCTCTGGGCTGCCGTTCATATCTTTTTAAATTATCATTTTACCACAGCCATTTAAAACCCTTTTATAGGCTCTTAAAATATCCACTAATTTTTAACTTTTAAATATTTCGAATTATGAATACTTCAGTAAATAACACCCGCGAGAACATGAACCGAGTAAATAACACCGCAGCAGCCGCCAAGATCGAGGACTTTGGCCAGAAGATAGGAGGCGCAAGAAAAGACTACTACGCAGCCCTGAAGGACTTTGTGGAGCGTTTGGAGGGTGTCAGCGTTGACGCGCTGAAAAAATCAGCATTTTCGAAGCTCGTAAACCTTCCCGACCTTGCCCGCCTTTGCACTGATGGCGCAATCAGTGAGGACGCAGCCCGCGCCGTTTGGACGCTCTGGCGTTCCGTAGGTCATCGCCCTGGCCTTGCTCACCGTCTCAATAAATGGGCCGAGCAGACCGCCGAGAAAATGGCAAAGATTGCCGCTATTATGGCCGGTGAGGATGTCCCCGAAGATGTCCGCAAGCGCACCGATTTTCAGGTGATGACCGCCGCAAATTGGCCCGCCGAGTCCTTCAGCTTTGGCCGTTTCGAGGTGTGCGCCCCTGATTGGTTTAGCTCATCTTATTGCATTATAGCCGGAAACCGCATTTATAGAAAGTGTGCGAAATTAGAGGAAATCCCCGCAGCCCTGGCCGCAGTCATTGAAGAGGACAGCGCCAACCGCGCAGCAGGCCCCGCCCTGGCTGTTTATATTACCCGCGCCGGTCAGTACTTTGTGGCCGTAAAGGGTAAGCCTGAAATTGTTTTGGCTACCTTCGACGATAGAAACGCAGCTCATGCAGCAGTCAAAGAGAACCGCGCCGAGCTCATCGAAAAATATAATAATTTGCGTACTATCCCCGCACTCCGTCGCGATTGGAACCGCCCCCGCCTTGGTGAGGATTGGCGCAAAGGTGAAAACATGACTCCGGAAACCTTCGCCGCTGTTCTGCCGTTTCGTGGTGTAGAGTTTGGAAATTGGGTGAGCCAGACCGAGCGCGCCGCTCTTTTAAATTCCGCTTTCGACGGTTTCCACGATCTCGCAAGCGTTTGGGGACTTCGCCCCGAAGATATGACGCTTTGCGGCTCTCTCGCTTTTGCTTTCGCGTCTCGTGGTATTCCTGGCGCTATGGCCCATTATGAGGCAGGCCACGAGGTTATAAACCTGACTAAAAAAAGCGGTGCCGGTTGCATGGCTCACGAGTGGTTCCACGCTGTCGATTGGTTCGCCGGTGCCCTTGATGGTCGCGAGAGTCTGGAGCGCGCTCAGACTATGCACCCAGCAGACTCAGAGAGAGGCCGCGCCGCTGCCGCTCTGATTGCTGCCATTAAGAAAACCGACTTTTATAGACGGTCTGAAAAATTAGCGAATTTCAGCCCTAAAGGTGGCTACTGGAGCAGTAACGTAGAGCTTGCCGCTCGTGGTTTCGAGGGTGTTATGCTCATTCTCCTGGATGCTGCCGGCATTTGCTCAGATTTCTTGGTAAATGTCAGAAATTGGGATGATTTCACAGCCGCAGACGTAGAGCACCGCAGCGATATTTACCCCTACCCTTCAGCCGCTGAAGCTGCCGAGCTGTTGCCCTATTATCTGGACTTTATGCGCTCAGTATTTGGCGAGTGTGTCAACGTTTGCGACGCTGCCCACCTTGCCGCAAAGCAGGCCACCGAGAAGGCAGAGGCAGAGCGCGCCGCAACCGCTGCAAAGCGTGAGCGCGAAGCAGCCGAGAAGAAGGCAGAGGAAGAGCGCAAAGCTCAGGCCCAGCGCGAAGAAATGGAGCGACAGGAGGCCGAGCGCGAGCAGAAGGCCGCAGAGATTGCCGAGATCTTGGGCGCTATTCCTGGAGTATCAGGAGCCCGCCGCCTTCACACTTATAACGCAGGTGTGGCCGTTGCCGCTTTATGGGATGCCCAAATAATCACCGTTTTTGCATCCGCTGCCGAGCTCAAAACAAAGAGCGCCGCAGAGATTGCCGCCGCTGTCTCAGTGCTGGAGTATAAGCGTAAGCCCGCCCGTACTAAAAACCCAATGATCCACGCCCGCCAGAACTGTGTGGAGTTCTGCAAATGGAATGCCGAAGAGTTTTTGCAGTGGATTGCCGAGGGTGCCGGTTGCTCTCGCTTTGCTTACGAGTTCGCGGAATTGGCGTATAAGTATGGCCGTAAGCCTGAGAACTTCCGCGCCGAAGCTGAGAAGATGGCCGCCGACCTTGCACGCTTGAAGGAGGCACAGGCTCAGAAGTGGGCAAAGGAGGCCGCAGAGCGCGAGAACAGCGCCGAGCCTACCAACACCAAGGCAGAGGGTAAAAAGCCCGCCACAAGCGACGGAGAGACCCCCACAGAGTGTTTGCAGGTGGTAGAGATTGCCGACGGTCTGGCTGTCATCCCCGCAGAGGGTTACGACTACCGCGCTACGCTATACAATAAGCGCCATATTAAAGCGCATGGCTGCCGATGGAATAAGGAGGCCCAGCAGTGGCAGGCCACCACTCCGGAGGCTATGGCCAAGGTTCGCGCATGGTTTGGACTGTCTGCCGATGAGCAGATAGCCACCGAGCCAGCAGCCAAGGAAAACACCCCTATTTATAGTGAGTCTGAAAAACCACAGAATTTTGAAACCGAGCCAACCGCTCCCGTTCTTCCTGAGTGGTGCAAAGTGGGTGCAGTGGTGCAGATTGCCGCCGGTTGTAATCTCTCAGATCATGGGCTGGTGCATTACGATGCAGAGGTAGCCACCATTACCCGCATAGGTTCCGAGTTTGTAGAGCTCGAAGGTACGAATGCAGAAGGACAAAAAAGCTGGACTTCCGTCCATGTTTCGACAGTTGCAAGCCGTTTGACTCCTATAGAAAAATTAGGCATAGCCGCCAGTTATGAGACCACAGAGGCCCCAGAGGAAACCACCGCAGAGGCAGCCGCTCCAGACCTTCAGAGCGATGGGCGCAGCGTGTTCGCCTTTGTGCTCCTGGTGGATGGCAAAATATCCAAGGTTATGACTGCCGGATGGTGTTCAACTGTTGACGATGCCCACCGCACAGCCGAAGGCATGGAGATAGCTGCCAGCGGTTTCCGTTCGTCTGCCTCTGTTGCCGTTTACCGACTCTTTACCGATGGGCTCTACCATTTCGCCTTTGGTAAGAATTTGAAATGTCGCGACATTTACCCAGCAGTGGCCCGACTCGATGGTGCCGACTTCGTAGAGGTTGTGCCCGATTATAGCGAACCTGCGAAATTAGAGACTACCGAGCGCACAAAAACTCGTGGTCAGATCTATAAGCAGTATTTCCGCATTCTGAAGCAGTTGACTCCCGATTTTAAATGGGTTGACGGTCAGGCCCAGAACCGAGCCGACAGGATTTTAAAGGCTCTGAACCGCTATGCCGATAACATTGCGAAGCTGCCGGAGGCTCGAAAGTATTTGGACTATCCTGGTGCAAGCCTTCCAGATGGTCGCAGCCCTATCGACGCACTAAATTCCATCCCCTTCCCCCGCTCTGTCTATATGGGCCGCAAAGCGGCCTAATTATAGCAGATCTGCGAAATTGGACTATTTCATAAATTCATTAATTCATAAAGTTATGAGCGAGTATAATATGCAAGTTGCCAAGACTATTCTCCAGCAGTTAGGAGGAAAGCATTTTGTAGTAACAACCGGTGCAAAGCAGTTGGTGGCTATTGACAATGGTTTGCGCTTCAGGATTGGTAAGAATGCCAGCAAAGCCAACATCGTGCGGATTATCCTGAGAGGTGATGACACCTATAATTTGGAGTTCTGGAAGCAGGGCCAAGACGTGAACGAGTTCACTATTCTTACTCGCTTTGCAAATAAGGGCCTGAGCCGTGACGATTACAACACTAAGGTAAAGGAAGCAATAGCCAGGGCTAAGAAGAATGCAGAGGCCAAGAAACTGAGGGCTTACGAGGGTATCTATTGCGACCAACTTCAGGAGTTATTCACTGACTATACAAAGCTCAATACCCGACTCTTTTAATTCTCTATTATAGCAACAGAAAATATCCACAGATTTCATAAATTCATTAATTCATTAGACTATGAATGTTAAGATTAAAAAAGTCCTGTCCTGGACTATTCCATTTTTCGGAAATGACCATATAATGCCTTATGGCTCTCTTCTGGTTACAGATGGTAATACCGAGCGCGTTTGTCGTACAAAAGGAGATCGCTATTATGATAACGAAGGCTATCAGTATATAACTTTCAATCGTCGTCGCTACGAAGTTCTTAGTAGTGGGCATCCTGCTAATGGTATGAAAATCTCTTTGCGCCCTGTTGCATAAGTTATAAACACGTTAATTCATAAAGTTATGGCTACATATAAAGTATATATCAATCAGGATCAATATGTCAGTGAAATGCACGCTGCCACATTCCGGAACTGTAAGAATGAAAAAGCAGCCCGTCGTAAGGCTCGCGAGTATATGCGTCGTTGGGATTTGGATTGGCAGGGTTGCCAAATTCAGAAGGTTGTTAGAGTTGATTAATTCATTAGTTAATAAAGTTATGACAACAAGTGAAGTTTTTGGTTTGATTAAGCGCCTTTATACTGGTTGCGGCATTGCCGAGCCTGTTGTGCGCTATGAGCATACAAATCGTTTTGGTGATACGTTGGTAGAAGTTGAGCACCCCTATCGCAGTAAGTTTCTCCAGATAGTCTATAATGGTGAGCAGATAAAAGGCCCCATCTTTGGCTGTTGGATAAATCCTAATTACATGTGGCGAAACTCCCCTGCCTCTGAGATTTCAAACATTGAGCAGCTTCAGAAGTGGGCTGCATAAATTCATAAGTTCATTAATTCATTAAATCATAAATAATATGGCAAGGAATTATAAAATTGAGAATGGCAAACATTTGAAGGCTATGAGAAGTCCTTATGATGGCCGCGTAGTTGGTTGGTTAGATATTACTGAAAGTGATAAACAAAAATTATTAAAGCAAAAATAAAAGTAATAACCGAGCTTTATTGCTCACAAAATTTTCAGATTATGAAACTATTTACAGAAAACCCCGATTTTTATCCCACTCCGGTGGAAGTGATTGACAAAATGATGATGGGTGAGGACATCATTGGTAAGACTATTTTAGAGCCTTCCGCTGGCTCTGGTAATATTGTCCGCTGGCTTAAACAGCATGGAGCCGGACGTGTTCAGGCTTGTGAGAACGACCCTACCCTATTGAAGATATTACGTGGTGAGTGTGAGATATTGGCAGAAGATTTTCTTACTGTTACATCTGAGCAGATTTCGCACATTGATTACATTGTGATGAACCCACCATTTTCGGCTGATTCAAAACATATTCAGCATGCCTTCAATATTGCACCCGCTGGTTGTACTATCGTAGCCCTTTGTAATAGCAGCACTATTTACAATAATTATTCACGTAGTGACCGTGAATTTGCAGAATTGGTTGAACTTTATGGAAACCATGAGCCGTTAGGCGAATGTTTCTCTACTGCCGAGCGTCGTACAGATGTGCGTGTGTCACTTGTGAAACTTTACAAGCCTGGTGAGGGTGCCAGTGAGTTCGACGGTTATTTTTTCTCTGCATTCGACGAAGATCAAGCGAATGTGACCGGAAAAGAAGGTATCATGCAATACAATCTGGTTCGTGAGTTGGTAGGTCGTTATGTGGCTGCCGTGAAGCTCTTTGATGAGACGTTAGCAGCAGCTGAGAAAATTAATGAAGCAGCTCGTTATATTGAGCCAGGTCGTGATAATGAGTATAACTATGCCCCTATTCGTTTTACTACTGTTGATGGTAATGGTCATGTGGAAAAAGTAAGCCATCAGCAATATAAGAAGGCTCTCCAGAAATATTATTGGCGCATTATTTTCCGAAAACTCCACATGGAGAAATATGCTACCAAACAATTACGTGAGCAGATTAATAAATTTATCGAGACTCAGGTAAACGTGCCATTTACTATGCACAATATCTATCGTGTCATCGATATGGTAATCCAGACTAACGGACAGCGCATGAATAAGGCTATGGAAGAAGCCTTCGATTTGATTTGTAGTCTGAGTGCAGAGAATAGCACAGCAGGCGAAACTTGGAAAACAAATGCCAACTATATGGTAAATCGTAAATTTATCGTAAACTATATGTGTGAAGGTTACGATAGATATGGTACTGATAAATATGGTCGTATGTGCAAGCGTGCTTATGCCACTCTTTATTTTGGATTTAGCAATCGTCATTTGTCAGATATGGAAGATGTTTGCAAGGCTCTCTGTCATTTGACTGGACGTAATTACGATTGTATTGAGTTGTTACAGTCTCATGGTGCCAGAAGCTCATGGGAGGCTGATGGTGAAGAATGGGGAGAATGGTTTAATTGGGGATTCTTCCGTTGCAAGGCTTTCAAAAAAGGCACTATGCACTTTGAGTTCCTGGACGAAGATGTTTGGTTTAAGTTCAACTATGAAGTGGCAAAGATGAAGGGGTGGGCTTTACCTAAGAAGTCAGAAAAAAAAGCTGCATAATTTATTCAGGATAGAGTGACCAATTTTAAAAGAATGTGCTTCGGCCTCCTACCACAGTGGCGCTCTACCCTACCCAACCGGCTAAGATTTGGCTGGTTGGGTTTTATTTCATTAATTCATTAATTCATTAATTTTGTAAAGAAACTCGAAAATTTTCAAGAAAAAGCGAAAATAATTAGGTTTTTATTTGGTCAATTCAAAATTATTACCTATCTTTGCAGCGTGAAATTGATGTTTAACCGAGCCCATGGCTCACAAAACAAGTTTGAGAAATGAAACGTAAGCAAATCACAATCCGCATTGAGAGCCGCGAGGATCGCGACCAATTTACCTATACTCGCGTATCGATTTACAACAGCCATTTGGCTGACATCTATTTTCTGGAAGAGCGTGAGGGTTATCGCTATTGCATCGACTATGGCTTTGGCTGTTGGGATAGAGAGCACTTTGAAACAGAACTGGAGGCCGTGCGTCGTATCGTGGGCCACTATGGATTGAAGGGCTCGTATCAGAATATTCCCGTCCGTATGGGTTACTATTGCAATTCTGAGAGTGGTGCTATCACCTGGAGAGATAATATCGAGAGTATCAATTTAGCAGCGTAAATCATTAATTCATTAATTCATAAAGTTATGAGTACACGAGGTTATATCATCGTTAAGGTGAAGGAGAGTGATAAGGGCAACAGCCTGAGTTTTGACCGCGAGAAGTTGGCCAATGGTATCAGCATTCTGGACGAATCAAAGTGGAATGGTGACGGATTCGACCCGCTGACTGATGACATCTGGAAGCAGACTGAGAAGGTGACAGCGGATTTCCTGGCTATCTACAGCCAGTGTGACAACTATCCGACGGGTACCGGTTTGGAACTTTTGAAGCATTATAACAGCTACGAGCAGGCTATGAACCTGGTGGCTGGTGGCCTGGTGGAGCAGGTGTGTGACTCTAAGATTCTGTACTGTAAAAGCCGACGCGACTCATGGCTGAAAACTGGCTTTGGTGAGATTACGCCTATGCAGTGTGCAGAACCTTCGCCCTGTGAGTCGTACCAATATCTGTTTTTCAATGGTCGTTGGTATGTGCGCCAGTGGGGTAGTGGTTGGTATGATCTGGAGCAGCTGTTGGCCCTGGGTGACGATGCTGACCGTGATTTGCCTGACTTGGAGCAGTATCAGAAGGTACAGGCTATGAAGTACCATTCGAAGAAACGTGATAAGGCGTGGGATGCTTTCGAGAAGGTTTGGAATGCTATGCTGCCAGTAGGTAGCGGACTGTGCAAGATGCCTGAAAAGATGGCATGATTTGGAAATATCAGAAGTAATTATTAATTTTGCAAAACAATACGACTATGGCAAAGAAAGAAAAAATCGCTGAGGTGCTTCAGCAGGAATTTGACAAAGGACATTACGAGGCAGTGACTCCCGCGTTTTCGCAGGTGCCGGAGGTGATTCGTATCAAGACGGAGCAGGGTGCTTATTCCTTCCCCAACGATAAGGATATGTGGAAAAGTATTGATAGCCGTCAGAAGGCTTTGGATCGCGTGATTAGCAACCGCCAGAACTATGGCGATGACCGTGGACGCTGTGCAGTGTTTAAGGATAACAAAACCGCTCTTGACCTTGGACTGTTGAAGGGCCGTCCTGACTATCTTCGCTGTGCCTACCGCTCGTGGCTCATGGCCCAGAATGCGCCTGAGAAGTTGCGCCGGTATGTATATCACAATCTGATAGTGATGTGCAACCGCTATCATGGCGACGCTGAGAAGTTCTATCTTCAGGACATCAGCGACTATACTTTCCAGGTGTTGCCACCGGCATGGCGCAAGTGTATGGATGAAGAATGCCCAGAGTTGAAGGATGTGACTTTAGGCGACGTGCTGGAGCAGTTGACTCCGAGTTTCAAGGAAGGGAATACCATTGCCAGAAAAATGATTGGAGGCCGGTTCGTGAAGTGTAAGATAGTGGGTGTGGAATATAACTATCAATTCTCTATCCGACGTGGCGAGCTGGGTAGTAATCCCTTCGTGATGGAGTATCGTGTGCAGAACGTGGATGATAACAGCCGCTATCCGCATACATACAGTGTGCGCCGTGATAATGCCTATCCCGCGTTTCATGCAGAGAAGAAGGATAAATAATATAATATAAGGTATGGAGAAATTTCAATATACATTTAGTGTAAGTCAGGCAGTAGGGGAGCACGGGCATGAGTTCTCCGTTCTGACTGCGAACGAATATCCCTGGATGAACATCCAGATAGTGCCGACGGCCCCACATCAGCGCGACATGATTCTGAAACTGTTGCAAGGTCAAGGGCATACCATTGCCGAGGTGGAGGGCCGTCAGGACTTCGTGGCGATACAGGCCGGTGGTGGTACGCCAGAACATCCGACTATCGAGATTACGGCCCAGAACTACCGCCAAGTGTCGATGATATTGCGTGAGTGCCTGAAAGCTGGTGCCGAGTGGTGGGCTAAGGAGCATGAATTGGTGAAACCATAATTTCATCAATTCATGTAATTATGAGTCCATAAATTAATGAATTTGTAAAGAAACACGAAAACTTTCAAGAAAAAGCGAAAATAAATACTATTTTATTTTGTCAATTCAAAATAAATGACTATCTTTGCACCAGATAAGTAAACAAGATGTATAACCGAGGGTGAAACCTCACAAAACAATTAGAGACATGTTAGTAACAATCAACAACGAGAACAAGCAGGTAAATGTCACCATTCAGGGTGGCACAATGACCGTAGAGTTAGAGCGTGGCAACTTCGTGCTGGAGGATGCAGTCAACACAGAGTATGACTTCGAGACCGAAGAGGACTATGCCCGCCTGTTGCATGATGCAGCACTGAGCCTGGTGACGCTGGGTAACGACATCAAGACTTTCGAGCAGTGGGAGGAACTGTTTAGCTCATGGGCTGACGTGGAACCAAGTGCCGATGCAGACCCAGAGGATATCGAGGAATATAACGTGTGTCTGAAGAATGACCGTGCCGACTTCGAGCGTGAACAGAAAGCAGCTGCCGACTGGAAGGCTGTGACTGACCTGGACGGACACGCTATCTGGGACTATCTCGAAAAGCGTTGGGAGATCTAAACACGAATTACCATTAATTAAACACGAATTATCATTAATTTAAAATATAGGAGATAAAGTTATGAAAACTCAGATAAACAATTTACAGCGTGGTCATGGCCGTCAGGGTATCGTAGGTAGCAGCTACGAAGTTCGTAATGAGATTGCCGAAAAGGTGTTGGCTGAGAATCCGGAGTGTATTTACTTGCATGTGTGTGATGAAGAGAAGCAGATAAGCCATTACTACAGTCTGCATCTGAATAAGAGCCAGAGTGGTAAGTCATGGAGCTACAGCAGTGAGCCCCTGAGTGCTGATGAAGTTCGCGACATTCTGCCATTTGATACGAAGGCTATCGAGCATCCGGAATTGGTAAAGGTGCATTTCTTCCTGAATCAGGATATGACCTGTGAGTATTGCACATTCCGTCGCACTCGTGAGACTCAGACCTTCAAGCAGGGCCAGACTATCGAGGTGCCAGAGGCTAACGTTACTATCCTGGACGAAGAGGAGTTTAAGAACTGGCTCGACGCTATGGCTGAAGGATTGCAGAATGGTGACAAAGAAGCAGCTGATGAGCTGGGCCTGGATTATGACGTACTGTTTGACTATGCTAACCATCCCGACGAATATAAGTTGTATGATTTGAAGTGTCATTTTGATTTGGCCGATGTAGATGACGGAAAAGTAAATAACGTGCTTAAAGGTATGTGCAAGCGCATTCGTGATGCTCGCAAGGTTTCCGACCATGAGCCCTTCGAAATAGCCGATGATTATATCTATGGTCTGAAGATGTTGGCTAAAAGTAAGAATGGCGTGACTATGGAGCTCGTTTGTGGCATCGTTGCCGACTTTATGAATAATGTGACAGATGGCGACCCCTTTGCCTATGAGAAGGCTATCCATACGTTTAAGAATAGCATTGAACTGGATGACGCTCAGGAGTGCATGGTACGAAACACTTTGTTTAATCTGGAACTCCTGGCTAATAACGTTGATGACGAAGAAGGTCTGAAGGGTATTGTAGGCATGGAGGCTAATATCCTGTTCTGGTCAGTTGCCGGTGATTGGGAGATCATTATCAAGCGCACCTTGGGCGACCGACCTGGTTACAAGTCAGAGATTAACGAAAACTAATGTTATAGCATACGAGATTATTCACCAAGTTTAGGAACTTACAAAAATAGAAAGTTATGTTTAGTCATTCAGAATATATCGGTTTAGTAAACAAGGCTAAGAAGGCCAGTTATGAATATTACGTGATGTCGAACAGCTCTTTGCTGGATGCTGATTTCGACCTGTTAGTAGATACTATTGCTTCGATTGAGGATGAGCATCCGGACTGGACGCTGCCTGACAGCCCGACGCAGAAGGTTGGCTCAGATCTGAGCGACAACGGTCGTAGAAGGATTGCACACCGCACACCGATGCTGTCGTGCCAGAAGGCCCAGACAGTAGAGGCAGTGGATAAGTGGCTTGTGAAGATTCGCCCGAATATCCGTCGCGACTTAGGGCGTTTCCTTCTGATGTGGAAGTACGACGGTATCTCATGCAGCCTGGTATATCAGGATGGTAAACTCATCGAGGCCAGCACTCGTGGCGAGGATGGTCTGATAGGTCAGGATATTCTCGACCATGTGCGCATGATGCAGAACGTGCCACAGCAGCTGGAGGCTACCAACGACTTCATGCGAAATAGCAATGCCCTGAAGGGTAGGATAGAGGTTCGTGGCGAGGTGGTTTGTAAGAAGGCCAACTTGAAACTGATGCGCAATCAGTATAAGGATTGCCGTAGTGCTGCCAGCAGCTTGTGTAACATGATGGAGCCTGACTCCGATTGTGAACTGTTGCAGTTCTGTGTGTGGGACGTTATAGCCGACCGCTGGAATTATGGCCCAGAGGCTAATATCGGTCTCGACATGGCTAAGGCATCAGGCTTCAAGGATGTGTATTATGTTACGAATGACCTGGAAAATGGTTATCACTTTGGCGATGTTTTGCAGCGTTACTTCGATGCTGAGAAGCGCGAGGCCCTGGAGTTTCCGACTGATGGTGTGGTAATCCGTGTAAACCATCGTGGCGACTTCAAGGATCTGGGTGCTACCGCTCACCATCCGGAGGGTTCTATCGCGTATAAGTTTGCAGCAGCTAAGACGGTGAGCCGCGTGACCAGGATAGAGGTGACAGTGGGTAAGACCGGACGTAGAACACCGGTGGTACACTTTGAGCCGGTGATGATTCTGGGCCGTGAGGTGAAGAAGGCCAGCATGGGTAGTGAGCGCATGCTGGAGGAAATGGGTGTGAAGCGTGGTGACATGGTAGAGGTAGGACTGGCGAACGATGTGCGCCCGACGATCTATCGCGTTATAGAGTCGAACACGGATTGCACGGATTGCACGGATATGGCCGACCCATTGGAGGGTATCGACTTCGAGGGTGAGGAGAGCGAGACGAAGGATTATTTTTCTCACACAGATAACACAGATAGCACAGATGATGCAGATGCAGAAGAAGAGACCACCGATGACGTAGAGGTAGCGCCAGCAGCTCCGGAGGTGACAGCAGAGCAATTAGAGGCCGCTGTGAAGGCTTGTGAGGAGCGTCGTAGTGTAATCGAGCAGGAGGCCAGAGAAAATACCGTCACGGGGCTGAAATTGAGCCAAACGGGGAATAAAGTGACCACGGATGTAACGGATGGTACGGAAAATGAGACGAACACTAATCTCACGAATGAAACGAATAAGAGTAGTAAGGCCCTGAAGATTGGTGCCGCTATTGTGGGTGTGCTCGTTATAGCAGTGTGCGGAATCACAGCTTTGGCAGCCTCGGTGTTCCTGGCTCCGGTTTTAGTAGGTGCCTTTAAGGGCTAACCCGAATTGAAAATTGAAAATTCATAAAATCATAAATTCATAAATATATGGCAAAGGAAAGAAGAGAAAATCAGGTAGCACCGTTGGATATTTGGGACGGTGGGCTATCGCAGTACTCGCAGCACTTTATGACGGGTATGCAGTTTCACGGGCCGTTTATCGTGACGAAGATTCAGGCCCGCAACGACCTGGGCGATTGTATCATCAGCACGCATGCGCCCCATCTGGTATGTAAGGTGCATTCGTTTCGTACCAATCTGGGACGCGCCCACGACAATGAGCGTAGTTGGGCCATCGCCGAACGTGAAGAGACCGCTCGACTGGCATGGCTGGAACAGCGCAACCAGGCTTTCGAGAATGAGCGTGAGGCACAGCGTAAGGGCATTACTATCCAAGAGCTGATAGAAGGGCAGGGTAGGGTGTACGACGAAGAGTTTGACCAGCCACGAGTGATTGTGAAGGTGCCTGGACTGAATGCTTATCTGGAACTTCTGGGCTGTCTCGATGCGCTGGGACAGAACGAATGGGATGATATCGAGTGGACGGGTGAGCATGGTGTGTTGGAAACGCTCAACTCGATGGCTGAGTGGGCGCAGAACATCTGGAACTCGAAGGAGCGCCGCGAGCGTGCCACTCGTATGATCAATATGCAGCCGGTGGATGAATGGCAGGAGGAATACGACCCCGAACTGCGTCCCTGGATGCCGAAGAAGCGTGGATTGGGCCATACGACTATCGACCCGTCGCGCCGTCCGGAATTACTCTACTCGAAGGCCCCGCAGGGCTCTGCCGACTATGGTATGATTAAGGAACTGAAACGTGCTCAGGCTGAGAATGCTTCGCAGGGCATTGCGCCGGAGAATTATGGTAAGAAACATTAAATCATCAATTCATAAATTCATAATGTTATGAAACTGAAAGAAATCATCGCTTTTGCGAATAACAAGGGTGGGGTGGCCAAGACCACTACCGTTCAGAACGTGGCAGCAGGATTGCTCCGTCGCGACCCGTCGCTACGCATCCTCTGCATCGACCTCGACCCGCAGGGTAATCTCTCATCGCTCTTAGGATGGCGTGATAAGATGAAGCAGTACCATGAGCAGAAACACTCGACGCTGACCGTGGCCGACGCGCTACGTGATGGTGACAACAACCATTTGCCGGTGTACCGCAATCCGCAGGGACTCTTCTACGTGCCTGCATCGCCCCAACTGTCGGACATCGACCCCGACCTTCATCGTCAGATGCAGTCGAAGTTGGTGCTGGCATCGCTCTTTGGCAACGACATCCTGGATATGGATAACCTGTATATGGGTGCCGACGCTATCAGTCGTGAGGCAGAGGACTACGTGGAAGATCTGTTTGACTATGTATTGATAGACTGTGCGCCCGCTCTGTCAGAACTCACGTTCAACGCTCTCGGAGCAGCTACGGGTGTCATTATACCGGTGCAGCTGGGTTCGCTCAGTGTGGATGGCATAGGACGCATGATAGAGGCTTACCGCAATGTTAAGCGCAAACTAAACCACGACCTGACCATGCGTGGCCTCTTGATAGTGATGGCTGATGAGCGCACGAAGCTGGCCCGCGAGACCTCGGAGTTTTTGCGCGACACCTACGATGCCAACATGTTCCAGACGCGCATCCGTCAGTGTGTGAAGGTGGGTGAAAGCCAGTTCCAGCATCAGGACATCTTCGACTATGCGCCCGACTGCACAGCAGCTCAGGACTACGACGAATTTATCTCTGAACTTCTGACCACAGAAGAAAAGTAACGACCACAGATTTTACGGATTTAACGGATTATAGATTATGCCAAACTCATTTAAGAAACCGAATAAGAAAAAGAGTATCGTGGCTGGTTCGCCTGCCATTCAGGAACACGAGGCCATGATGGAGAGTATGCAGAAGGAAACGGCTGAGTCTGTTGCTACCCAGCAGCCTGCCAACCTTCCGAAGGGCACCAAGCCTACGGGTGTTTTCTCGCAATACTCACAGCAGGGCGTAAAGAATGTGCAGACGCGCATTCCCTTCGCCATGTATGAGCAGTTGAACCGGATCAAGATGCAGAGCCAGCAGGAGGGCAATAGCCTCTCCATTGGTGACATCGTGCTCCAGGCAATAGAAGAATACCTGAAGGTTCATGGTTAATGGTTCATGGTTACGGAGAATTACCCCTAAATATAAGGCTTGTGCGAAATCACAGAATTTTGGGAAATAGGCAATCCGTTACCAAGTTTTACCCCCTACGTTACGGAGTTTTACCCCTAAATGGTGCAAACCGTTACGGAGTTTTACCCCTAAACGGCTGAAATACTATAATTTTCTTATAATATGATATATAGAAGTTCAATTATGACGTTTATAAAGTATATTTATATATTTATAGGGAACCTGAAACCACGATATATAAAGGGTTTTCGATAGGTTAAGGGGTTAAATTCGGTAACTTTCGGGGTAAAACTCCGTAACCGATTTCGCCCAAAGGGGATAAAATAGGTAACTTTCGGGGTAAAATCCCGTAACGAAATGATTTAGGGGTAAAACTCCGTAACGAAAATAAATATTATGGTTAAGAAACGAGTTAAAAAGACAATGCCTCAGTTGATGAAGAGCGACAATGCTATCATCAAGGATCTGCGCGACCAACAGTGGTTGTATAACCCTCGTGTGTTTGCTCAGGTGTCGGGCGACTTCTCGACGATGCACCAAAGGGTATTGCTGGGTGTGCTCGACCACTTGCAGGATCGTATCATCAAGAGTGCCGACGCGCACAAACCTGGTGAGCAGCTTTGGCTTCCCTTGTTTGCCGAGGAGGAAATGAATACCAATCTGGAGTTTGAGATAGATGCCAAAGACCTGGGCGTTACGCCTGGTCACTATCCGGAATTGGTGAACGCGCTGGAAGATTTGCTGACGCTACGCATGGGCTATCTCCGGAAGATTGAAACGAAGTCTGGTACCAAGACTGAGTACACCTTTGCCAATCTGTTCTCGCGTATCACCATGGTAACGAACGAGAGCACAGGACTGCGTACCGGCAAAATCCGTATCAAGATGGATAAGGAGAATGTGAATGATTTCCTGTCGATGGATAAGGGCTATACCGACCACGTAGCAAAGATTGGCCAGATGGCTAAGAAGCAGCGCACACCGCGTATCTATATCTACCTCTCTACCTTCCGTGAAAGTGGACGTAAGGAGGTGGACTATCCGCAGTTCTGCGAGTTTCTGGGTATTGATGACCAGTCGTATTTGCTGACGCACGACGGTGCCAAACCACAGGATAACCCCTTCCATAAATATAGTAAGGTGAAGTCGCTGATACTGGAGCCCTCGCGATTGGAAATGGATCAACTGTCGAAGGATAGTAAGATAGACTTTTCCTTCACGTACGAGCCATTGCGTAAGGATGGCCGTCTGAAGGGTAATCCGTCGCACATCGAGTTTACCTTGGTGCCTGGGCCATTGGGCATCGAACGGGCATGGCGCAAGCAACGGCACAACCAGGAGCAGAGTCTCATCACGTCGCTCACCACGAAGTACACCTACCTGAAGCCCTACGAAATGGTAGAGCTGCTGAAGGAGGTACAGGACGAATGGTTTGAGGACTTCAAAGATTATGCCTACGACGGCATAGAGAAGGCTGTAGAGAAGAAGCAGCCCGACCATGTGGCTGAGTATATCGTAACGTTGCTATCGACGTGGATCAAGGATAAGCAGCTGGAAGATGAGCGCAAACGGATTGAGCAGGAGAAACAATACAACCTGTTTACCGAGCAGGAACTCCAGCCGGAGCCAGAGCCATTAGAGCCTGGTGTGAAGGCAGAGCTATGGCAACAGTTGGTGAATGAGCATCAGGGATCCATAAAACCCGTATTAGAGCGCACGGAATACCTTGGGCTGTATAATGGAGCCTTTTACATTTTCCCGACGGCTGACGACCTTAAAACGCTCGATACGTCGCCCGACTATGAGGTGTTCAGTGAGAAATGTCGCGTGGCGCTTGGTCTGTCGAAGATACGACCGGCCATCATCCGCAAGCTGAAATAAAGGATTTAGGGGTAAACCGTTACGGAGTTTTACCCCTAAATTTGTCACATGGTGTTTGTTCTTTCTGCGTATCTTTGTGCTGTAATCAAACGTATTATAGCTATGCAGAAAGAATCACCGATTTTAGAACAGCAGCGTCCTGACCGTCAGTATTACTCCCGTCAGAACCGTATTAAGCGCGAACTCGACCATGCCGTAACCTTACTGAAGGCCGCGTTTGCCTCGTGGGTAATCATTACCATCGTCTGTGCCTTCATCGGCTGTGCCGGTAAACAGGTGGTCATCGACCAGACCGAGAGCCACCATAGCAAGGCCGACTCTCTATCCGCGTCGTTACAGGTGGCCGTCAGTCAGCAGCAGACCCGTATCGACTCCCTTTTCCATCTGGTACTCCAACAGGAACTGAGCCATCAGACTGCCAACGAACAGCAGACGGAGCAGATTCAGGAAACCGTCACGTCGTGGATCGACTCGCTTGGTCGTAAGGTGACGCAGGAGGCTCGTACCATCAACCGTAAGACCGATCGCCAGGAGGAACTTCGTCAGCAGCGTATCATTCAGGAACAGGAGCAGCGCATTCAGACGTGCCAGGAGCGTATCGATTCACTCTATGCCCTGTTGCTGGAAAAGACCGCCAAAGAGGAAAGCGACACCACCGCCTATCATAAAGAGGAAATCCGTCCGGCTCACACCCCGTCGCTCTACCAGCGTTTCCACGACTGGCTCACCTCGATCATCAATGTGGTAGTCCTCGCTGCCATCGTCGGCTTCGTTGTGCGCTGGAAGAAAAAGAAGTGGAACTTATAGGCCGAAGTCCTGAAGGTACTGTCGGCATCTGAATCTAAGCAGTTTTGAATCGTCTTAATTTATATGTACCCGTCAAATTCTAATTCGTACTGGAGGAAACGCTCGGCATACCATTTCTTGTAAGATTTACCACTGATCCACCAGTCGTAGATGTTTTCGGCTATTTCGCGCTCTTGCTCA